GATGACAAAACAGAAAATGCGGCTTCCATAACATCGGAACATACTTCATCACAATAATCACGTCTTACGCTTTCGATATGATCGTAGGATTGTTCAATTGATAGTGGAAAATTTTCAACGTTTGATTTGTTTGGAAATTTTACTATATTATCCATCACCGTGCCTATTAAGAGGGCATACAGTATTATTTATCATTCTTCTAAACGCTCTCTATAACCACAGATGCGATTGCCATATCAGTTTGTTTAGATAAAGATAGATGGATGTGGCAAATCTTGTTAAAAGCTATAAGTTTTTGTAATGCTTCTAACGAACCGTTTCTTGCTACGATTACAGGATTACCGTTCTTGCCGTTCTTAATAATAATATCGCAAGGCTTGACGTCAGTGGTGATTCCAGTTCCAAGTGCTTTAGCAAATGCCTCTTTTGCTGCAAAACGTTTTGCATAGAAAGAAGGATGACCACCACATCCCAAACCTTCAAGTTGTTCGTATTCAGAAAACACGTTGTTCAAAAATGTCTGTGCACTAGGTGATGTGATAATCTTTTCCATACGATTAATATCACATAAATCTATACCATGACCAACAATCATTTGACAACCCTCAGCAGAATAATGTTAGTGTTAATACGATCTGTAAACATTGCAGGCTCAGACTTAATCTCATCCATCATCTTACGTAGTGTAACCTTACCTCCAGTAAGCACACTCTTAACATACTGTTCAGGCTTACGACCGATACGTTTCGTCATGGAAGAATCGCTATCATAGCCATCAATGCTAGAGCGCCGTATAGTAAGACCAGCAGGCCCACGAGCGCGAAACACGCTAAGAGTTTTAGACTTAGTGTTAAAGGTCCAAAGTTCTTGAGAGCCGATAACCGTTGCGGGGTCACACGATTGTAGTTTATACTCATTGCTTTCTTTCTGATATTGAAAATGTTTAAGAAGCTTCTCAGTAGTAGGTGCTTTTTTCTTACGAGGAGCACGAGCTTTCTTTACGTTACCAGCAAACCGTTCACAATCCTCAATAAGTTTTAAGATGTAACCAAGTTTAGTCTTAAGTTCGCTCTTTGTGTAGTGTTGGTATCCTTCATTATCTTCAGTTATAGCATATGCATATTCGTCTCGTAGTGGTCTATAGTATTCAGCTACTTTGTTTGCATGAGCAGCAGGAATCTCATTCTTCTGTAGCCATTCATATATGTTGGTGTGCTCACCACTATCCAAAATAACTTCTACGTCGCCAATAATCTCAGCAACGCGTTCCTTAACACGTTCCTGTATAGAAGGCTTAACTTTAAGTTCAACTGGCTTTTGTTCAGTCTGTTCAGTAAAGTTAGTAGCATACTTGATAGCATTGATTGCACGTTGATGATCATTATCCTCTAGCTGCTTCTTATTGTTAGTAGCAATACGACACAGCCAGGCATATGTGAGGGGAATATACTTCTCGGGAATATGATCAATTAACTTAATCATATGTTTGTCTGCTTTAAAGTATTCCTTCAGATATGAACGTGCTTCCTCATTCTCACACATAGTGTTATACCATGTGAAAGGCTTAATCAAATCAATCTTAGAGTTAATATTCTTTGGCTCATCACCAAGGTACTTCCAGTTAACGAGATATGACTCGCTCTTGGTTGTACGCTTGGTTTTCTTAGTTCGTGTTTTGAGTAAAGACTTAGCCATTCTTTGTCACATCAAATGTAAAGAGAGAAACATTACATGCACCTACACCAAGGTGATGTGCATCATGGTATTTTGAGAAGTATGTATCATTCTCGACATCTAGGCACCAGCACTTACCATACGTCTCGACCATCCAATCAACAAATGCATCGAGAGCTTGAGAGTCTTCTTCATCAAGACCACCCTCATCACCGTTGATCAAGATAGGAGCCCAATGAGTTGGAAGTTCAAAGTGATCGATCTGAATAGCCATTTTTATTGTCCTTCAAAATAACGAACATCTGCATCAGTTGTATATGGATCCTGAATTTTAATCAGAGTGACCAACATCTCTCTAAGACGATCAATTTTAGAAAGGAAAGCATCAGCAAGACCAAATGCTTCCTGATCCATCGCCAAGTTATAGTTGGTTTCTAACTGAGACAAAGCAAAACGAATCTGCTCGATAGTCAATTCAACATCACGATTAATCATTTCTATCTCCATTGCTCATATTATTATATTAGGTCAAATTAGAAATAATGTCAACTGATTATTTTATAAAAGGGAGAGAATTTCTCTCCCTTTTTTTATTTTATCAATGAGTTCTATAATAATTAATTAGATTTTCATAATTAATATTATAGTGAAGATTATAAGATTGAAGTTGTTGAAGAAATTCTATTTTTTGTTGATTTGAATTAAGATTTTTGAAAGTAGAATAGATATATTGTAAATCCATTTTTCTCTCCCATTGCTGACTATTATATAGTACGATATTTTAATAAAAAAAGCAACAAAATAATTATCGTGTATTTTCAAGGGGTTAGTATTTTTTAAAAAACCGTGTGTTTTCAATAGGTTAATTTTTACAGAAAAAACACCATATTTGGTTGTATATACTTAGCTATATTATAACCAATTGAAATTGCAGGAAAAATAAACTGTTGTTTTTTTTATTAAAATATCGGATATTAATAATATGAGCAATGGAGATAGAGAAATGACTAATGAAGAATTTCTGATGTTTGGCATGGACGAACAAAGCATCCGTGAACAATATATCAATTCAATTACAACTCAGCTGTCTGGAATTGAGATGACAATTATGTCAATTCTTTCAGATGCACAGCATGTTCTTGAATTTGGTGACAAGGAACGTGCTCGTAAGTATATGAACATTGCAAAGTATATTATCTCAGAAGAGCTTATGGACAAACGAGGCTAATATGAATTCAGAACAAGAAGTTCACCAATACCTCGACGAGTATTTTCAGACTCATAATGAGTGGACTCATGATGATGATCATCTAAGTCGTTTTCATCGTTCATGGGTTCGTAAGAACAAGAACAAGTATAAAATTAAGAAGACTTATGAACGTAAGACTGGTCAGCCAGTTTATGACTATGGTCAAAAGCGTGGACCTCAGTATCGTGCTAAGGGTAAGCATGTGGGTTGGGGTGGTTCGTTAACATATGTAATTTGGTCAATTTGTAAAATAGGAGAGTAATGTGAGTTTGATTACAGATGAAGAATTTGAAGTGATGTTAAACAATGGTGATCTTGATATGGAGTATTCTGAGTATATCATGAATAATGCTCTTATTGGCAACGGTGATATGCTTATTGAAGCTATGGAGAGTGGTGCCTTCTACGAAGGTTTTAAAGATTATTTTCTCGATCAATATAAGGTAGCTTAATATGACAAATGCAGAACTTGCACAATCAATTCGTCACGACTTATTTGCAGATCGTAGTACTGTTAAGCAGGCATGGGATTATGCATTTGAGGTAATGGATAGACTACGTGATGATGATAAAGTAGCTGCTATGACGGCTATGATGGTTCTAATGAACACAATCTCTAATCAGATTCTTGATAATGAACGAAAGGCAATTTGATATGTTGGAAATAGATGACATCTCATTCAAACGTACAGCAATGGTAATCTATAAAATGAACGATGCGCTTCATGATAAGTTTACTGACTGGAAGGATGTATATCAATGGATGCATTACGTTGCAACAGAAAATGGACACAATGATACTACTTATTTGTCTACTGGTGGTTTTGTATTGACGTATTTTAACTCTTATGATAAGAAGCATTGTAGAGCTTCTATCAGTGACTACGTGGCTCATAGGTATATTGATGGAGAAGACGTTTATGCAGCTTGATAATCAACAGTATGTGATCACTAGCAAGAATCGTAAATATGCAAGCAAGCGTATTGACTTACTCGTTGGGGAAGGCTGGAAGCTTAAGTCTCAGTCTGTTGATAAGGATGGATTTATCAGAACGGTTATGGTAAAGTAATGAAACTAAACAAAATAGATCCAAGATATGATTACCAAGTAATAGTAGAATTTAAAGATGGACGTAAATTTGTTAGACAGAATCTATCTAAGAAAAAAGCAACTTATGAATCCAACCGATATCTTAAAGACAAATTTAGTTTAGGTATCGATAGCGTCAAAATAATTAGCAAGTAATCATACCATTGACCTAAGGAGAGCTTCCCACTCTCCTTTTCTTTTATCCCAACCATAAAAATAATCAAAGTAATTCTTTTGAAACTCAAGGTAGGGATCTTCTTTGCCTTGAGTTTTTCTTATTGTATCAATAGCAAACTCTAACGTATGTGCAAACTGAACTGCATGTGCATTCTTGTTTTCGTTCCATGGATACATCATAGCAAAGTTAGCACACGTTTCTGGTAGTGCTGCATAGTTAGGACACACAACTAGATTCATAGCAGACATAGCTTCTATTACAGATAGACAACTTGTCTCTGGCCAGATAGATGGATAAGCATAGATATGAGATTTCTTTAGTGCTTCTCTCACTTGTTCATTTGGAACAGCACCATGATATGTAATCTGAGGATGAGCTTTACAGCGATCAAATAGAGTAGTGTACTGTTGATCTCTTTCTTCCCATCCGTAGATGCTAAATGATGAGTATACATCAAGATGGATGTCTTTATGCTTATTAGCTAACTCTTCAAATGTAGGAATCAATATTTCTAGACCACGATGTGGTGTTGTGTGATATATTAGATTGATTGTTCCATCAAATTGTTTCTTTTCTATTTCAATTGGATGAATAGCATTTTTAATTACGATAGATTCTGAATATGGCAATCCAGACATAAGATTGTAAAGCTGCATCTGCCAATCAGAGACACATACAATCTTATCAAATCTTTTTCTTAAGTTAGCATCCTTAAGATGTTCTGATTCTGGATCGCCAGGAAGATCATGCAACCAAAGGATCTTCTTCTTGTTTGGATCTAAATTACGAACTCGGGATGGTATAATCTGAAACTTGTCTAATAGATCAGCCGGTAATGATCCATGTAGACGTTCCTGCATCAGCTCAGTACCACCCCGAGCGTTCTTATTTAATTCATTCTTTTCCATAACAAAAACCTATAATAAAAAATCAATCCTGCTTCTTGAAGATTGATCCTGGCAATTTCAACTCAACTTTTTCATCTTGAAGCCCAATGAGAAGGCGAGCAGCAAATGATATAAGACTCCAAGCACAGAAACCTAATACAACAGATGTTGCTATCATATTATCAGATGTTGAATTCCATTTAAGCCATTCTATTGCAACAGGTGCAAATATAACAGCTGCTAAAACACTTAGTCCTGATCTTATTGCTGCATCCCAAACATTGCAAGGCGTATAAAAGGCCATGAATGATACTCCACCAACAAGGCCGCCTAGACCGGATATAAATTTAGCCATAAGCGGGGTTGCTATTAAGTCCGACATGATTGTTCCTGATATTAGTATGGGTATTTCTATTATTTATTAATACTAATAATTGAGTCATATCGAAATGAGCGCCACGCTTCTTTATCCACATCCCAAACTGAGATAATGTTGTCATTTTCTTTTTTCTCACGATCAGTTTTCCTTTCGTGAGGTTTTACCATAGCTTCCATGAGCGTGCATTTCATATCACGTTCAGAACCATCTGT